ATGCCCCCGAGGAAGCAATTGTGCGGTCAGCTAAGAAAGAAGATGCATCGTAAGTTAATATAAAATTGAATAAGTTTTATTCTTTTCGCCTAAGGAAACCATGAAACCCATCTTTATTCCAAACCATTGTATCCAGTGGGTCTACCTTTCTTCTCATGCAGATATTGTTTACCTAGAACAATACCTGGATAGAGTCATTTGGAACACAATGTCTAAAAATCCAAATGCAATATATCTGCTGGAAAAACATTTGGAACAAAAAATGAACGATATTAATTGGTATTTCTTTTCACAAAATATTAATGTATTTTCTCTATTGAATAAACGTGACAAGTACGACATTTGCGAAGACCGAATTTATTGGTACAGCATGTGCGACCATCCAGACGCCATTCCTTTCTTGGAAAAACACCTGGATAAAATCCCATGGCATTGGTTGTGTGAAAGTCCAGACGCCATTCCTTTCTTGGAAAAACACCCTGATAAAATAGACTGGTATTGGTTGTCAGGTAACCCTGCAGCCATTCACCTTCTGGAGAAAAATCAGGATAAAATCAATTGGCGTAGATTAGGTAAAAATCCAAACGCGATTCATCTTCTAGAAACACGGTTGGACGAGACAGATTGGGAATGGGTTTGTCTCAATCCAAATGGACTGTCTCTCTTGGAAAAACATCCGGATAAAATCAATTGGGAATTGGTCTCGGACAATCCAGCCCTCTTGCCTCTCCTAGAAAAAAACATTGACTGTGTGGTATGGGAAAACCTATGTCGTAGTAAAACAACGCCGGAAGTGATTTGCTTTTTGGAAAAAAACATGGACTATTTGTGTTACGACTGTTGGAAGATATTGTCAGAAGACCCGATGGCCATAACTCTTTTGGAAAAATACCCTGAGAAGATACATTGGAATAGGTTGTCTCGGAATCCGAATGCGATTCCTTTGTTGGAACAGAATCCAGAGAAGATAGATTGGACCCAGTTATCCGCCAATCCAAAGGCGATGCATCTTCTGTTCCGATTGAATTACTTGGAGATGAGCCTAAACAACGAGGCGTTCAAAGAAGAACTATTGACCCAGGTCTTTGACCCCGACCGGTTGTTACGCATGTCTACCTACTATGGAATGCATTTGCGAAGTTATTTACAAATGTATTCCTGAATTTTAAAATTGAATAGCTTGAATCTCTTTTTATTCCAAGAAAATGAAGCCAGTCTTTCTTCCGAATCAGTTTATCAATTGGTACTATCTTTCTTTGTATACTGAAAATGTTCATCTATTGGAACAACACTTGGACAAAGTAGATTGGCACAATCTTTCTAGAAATCCAAATGCCATCACTCTTTTAGAAGAACATTTGGACAAAGTAGATTGGTTGTGGATAAATACAAATCCAAAGGTGATACCCTTTCTAGAAAAAAACATGGATAACATCCGTGATAAAATCAATTGGGCTATATTGTGTTCTCAACCAAAATCCATGCCTCTCTTAGAAAAAAACATGGACAAAATAGACTGGCAAATGTTATGTTCCAATCCAGACGCGATGCCTCTCTTAGAACAAAACATGGACAAAATAGACTGGTTTTGGTTGTCTGAAAACCCGAGTGCGATTCCTCTCTTAGAACAACATCTACATAAAATCAATTGGATAAATTTGTCTTTAAATGCAAATGCAATTCTTCTTCTAGAAGAAAATATACACAAAATTGATTGGGTAAAGTTACCTTGGAATCCAAACTCCCTACCTCTCTTGCAAAAACATCCGGATAAAATCAATTGGCATTCCGCTTCTAAAAATCCACATCTATTGCCCCTCCTCAAAGAAAACGTGAATAAAATCAATTGGCGAAATGTATGTGAAAACCCCATATCGGAAGTGATTCTATTCTTGGAACAACATGTAGACAAACTATGTCCTGAATGTTGGAAGCTGTTGTCCTATCATTCAAACGCGATGCCTCTTTTACAAAAATACCCAGAATACATCTATTGGGACCGATTGTCTCGGAATCCTGCGGCCATCCCTCTTCTAGAAAAAAACCCCGAAAAAATAGACTGGTCCCACTTGTCGGCCAATCCGAACGCGACCCATTTGTTGTTTCGCCTGGACCATGAACAGATGAGACAAAAGAACGATGCATTCCGTACAGAGCTATCCACCTACGTGTTTGACCCAGACCGTTTGTTTCGCCTATCTAGTCATTATGGATTGGATATGCGAACCTATCTACAAAAAGTATAACTCTATAACTGAGGTAAAATCAGCCATTCGGTAGAACCTTTATCCCGGTATTCCAAGGTATTATGATTTGTCACACGAATATCAAAGACCATATGATTTTTTAACCATTCTTCTCGTTGCGAGGTAGGCGTGTGTTTGGAAAAATACAGCGTATTGTCTACGTTGGACCTATAGTTACCAAAAATAAAATCAAAAAGAGGGCAAATAATATTGTAGTTACATTTCATCTTATTTTTATTTAAATGATGTAAGGTATGGTACCAAAATAAATATTTATAGAGAAAAGAGGATTCTATAGGAATAAAAAAACGTGCTGGACTATGAACGGTAATACTTGGATTATTTTTCAACGGTTGATTGACTTCAATATAGCGTTTGTGGTAATGGCTATGAATAGAACTCCATGTATAATAATAAACATTTATAACAATCACAATAAATCCAACAAGAAATGTCAAAGAAAAAGATTGTTTAAAGCCAGGTACAAATTGCCAATACAAAAAAGCAGTCAATACCATAAAGACAACGATGCCTATCATTTCAACGTCCATCACATTAAAGACAATTCCCTCTTCTATAAAATTATCCGGCAAGGTTTGGTCTATTCTAGTTTCTTTGTGATGGTCCATATGAAAGTTTTTCATATGAAAATACTCCATGATGTGCGGTACAATTCCGTTCTCATGCATTACATAGTGATGCATTACCCATTCAATCAATGATATCATGCAATAAATGAATATGACAAAAAATAAAAACATTACAATTATCATGTATATATGAAATAGATATTACAATACACATTTCATCGGATAATATCACGTAATATATATATATATGAAATATGTGTTATTTACCTTATTTTTTCTATTTTTAACCTTTTTTAATAAATCAGAAACATTTGAACCCAAACCCAAAAAACACTATGATGTAATCATCGGTATTAATATTCACGAAAAATATAATTTTGTATTAAAACAACTAGAGAATATATCTAAGAATGTTCACTGCACTTATGCAGTTGTATTAAACTGTAATGAGTTGATGTATCATGCATTTAAAGAGAATACTCTACCGGAAAATGTATATATTCATCCAACAATATTAAATAAAGAAAGATTCCACGGTTCTCTTTTGGAAGGCATATACAACAATATGACCTATGCGTTGGAATACTTTACGTTTCATTATTATATTGTAACATCTTCTAGGAATCTTTTTGAAAATGACCTGCATCTAGACCATTTGAATAAGATGGTAGAATTAGACCTTTTGCAAAATACTATTGGAGAACCTTGGACAAAGATAATGAATGAATGGCACTGGCCGTGCGCACAACATACTCTATTTACAAAATATATGATTGAACACAATAAACTTTTTTATAAATCAGCACATGAAGGACTGTGTTTTGAAATGAAAGATGCTATTCTTGTAGTTGATTTTTTGAAAGAACATTCTTCCATGAGAAATGAATTATTCCATACCTATTGTCCTTGCGAAGAATTCGCCATACAAACCATAATCAAGTGTCAAAATGGACAATTTTATGATATCGGAAACGGATGTTGTTCGAACGAAAGAAATCCTACGAACAATCCAGAAAAAGGTATATATAAATTCATGTATAAAACGGATAGAGAAGAATTTAGGAATCGTTCCTAAGACATCTGGTTCAATCTATGTTTCATAGCCTACCAACTTTACAATAGACCGTTAACTACGATAGTCAAGGATGCTTTTAAGTCTAGTCAATGCATGTATTCCTCTGGAGGGCACATGACCGTAATGTGTAATATACGTGATTGGATGAAATAGGTCTGCCGCAACCAATTGAATGGGTTGTTGACTTGCAGTGAACCAATCGTTGTTAAATCGTGCAATGACCGTACGAGAAGGAGGCGTATAATCATAGGTTGCACGAAATTTCTGTTCAGTAAAGCCCACTCTACGAGCATAATCGTGGAGGACTTGTACAGGAATGGCGGGTATGTAATTCAAACAATACACGAGAACAATCATACGACAAGCATTTTTATAATAAATACGGTCTGCTGCATTGTTTGCTTGGTTATGTAAGTTAGGAATCATATAAAAGCATTCGGGGTCTGTATCAATGAGAACCGTTCGCCCATGGAGTAAACCAAGATTACCTGGTTTCATGTCTAAATAGACCCATCCTTGGTCAACCATATCATCGCAAATTTGAATCATGCTATGAAATAGGGCCGTGTCTTTCACCACTGGTTCACAAAACTCTTTTGAGTATCGGTATCTATCGGTTGGATGATACGCTCCATCGGACAAGGCATATACTTTGGGAACTAATCCAGGGAACCGGAGAGACATGAGATGTGAAAAATGAAATTCACGAATTTGGTCCGCTTTTTTTTCCGCCAATTGTTGTGTGCGGATTGCGGCAGTGGTCGCAGTACTGTCAAATATTTGTGAATTGAGTGCGTTCACCACCACCAATCTAGACCTCTCCGGGGTCGGCGAAAACAAGGTGTCATCTGACCAAACCAATTTACTCGCACCAAGCCCTAAAAATCTAGGGTCTGCCTCGTCCGTTGGGGCAAATACTCTAGGCGGACTTTTAGGTGGAGTTTTAGGCTTTTTTGATTTGGCGGGCATACTCGGCCAGTTTTGAGCATTCAATTGAAACGTGACTTGAGGCGAAGCAGATGCAGCAGCTTGAAGCGAAGCGGATGCGGCCGGTACAATCGGTTCAGGAGAAAAAGAATTCATATTTGTTTCATAAACCGGTTTTAATCGGGATTTATTCTTTTTTTTATTTCGTCTACTCTTTCCTGGCATATAATATTACATAATATTATATGAAAATCAAGACACCTAAAATAGGGAGCCGGATAACGGGACCCATAGAGAGGGGATTTCCAGAGCCTGATTCACCTAAACACGACCGGTCACTCGAAAGGTCTCCAAACCGTACGCAAAAAAATAGTAGAACTAGAAGTAGAACTAGAAGTAGAACTAGAAGTAGAACTAGAAGTAGAAAGTCCAAGTCTCGCAGTTTTAAAAATTGATAGAATAAATAACTTATTTTTTGTTTGAAAAAAATGGAATCCAAATGCAATCTTTGCCGAAAGACAAAACCCCCCAACGACTTTTTAAAGAATGGTAAAACGTTAAAAAGTTGTGTGGCATGTCGTGATAAAAACAAAACCATCAAGGACCCGGTCGCGTTGCCTAAAAAACCTGAGACCAAAGAACCCGTGAAACCTGTGTCTATGCCGGAACCTATTGTAATGATTCCTATAAAAGGGTGGAAGTTTCTTTCTGGTAAATGGATAAAAATAAACTCGGAACTAGAACTCCATCAAGAATTGACCAAAAAAATGATTCAGCAATTCAAGAAACGAGCCGCAAGACCCGTCCATCAGTATTTTATGAAAAGTGTCTTTGTAGACATACGAGACCTATATATTTCATAATTTTTATCACGAACTATTGTATATGGCAAGTCTTAACCGTAGTTCTGAAATCTTTATTTTTACGATAGCGCGAATGAATCCGCCTACCCCGGGCCATTTGTTTTTAATTCGCACGTTAATCCAGAAAGCCTTGGAAAAAGGAACAAACCATGTCTACGTATTTTTGTCTAAAACCAGAAACAATGACAAAGACCCCCTTTCTTGTCCAGAAAAAGAAGAGTTTTTGACGGGAGTAGGACATACCATGATTGAATCTGAAAAACGTCTCATGATAGCCGAAGACAAGGGTCTAAAGCGGGCAATAGAAGCCATTCAGGTGCACGTTATATGTGTGCCTGAAAAACAATCCGGTGAACGAGAACCTACTCCAGTGAGCGAGCTGATGAAGACGGTAGGAGCAAACCCGGGTACTTCCGAAATGGTATTTATTGTAGGCGAGGACAGGGAAAAAGAATTTGGCGATTCTATCAAGAAAATATTCTCCAAATGGCCCACGATTAAATCTGTGGATGTGATTGGTTTAAAACGAGAAGGCATGAATCAATTGGTTCAATCCTCCAAGGCAGCCTCTCATTCTGGAAGAGCTGCGATTGGGTCTATTTCGGCATCCTACGTGCGAAATCTGGCGAGACATATTCTTTTTGCAAAAGACGCCAGGACCAAAGCGGTCCATACGAAAGAATTTCACGATTTGTATGAACCCTATTTAGACAAAAAAAGGATTGACCAATTGTACCAAGCCATCGCGGATGGATTCGCTAGACCCGACAATAAACCCAAGACCAAGAGCAGGGCCAGGTCCAAGTCAAAATCAAAAACGTCAAAGGCAGAGGGAAGTCCAAATAGTCCGGGTAAAAGTAGAAAGGCTTCGCCCAATAGAAAGGCTTCGCCCAATAGAAAGGCTTCGCCGAATAGAAAGGCTTCCAATAAGAGTAGACGAAGTAAAGGAGGGAAGCGAACTGTAAGATTTAAATAAGGATTTAAATAAGTATAAAAAATTGAGATTGGAATATTGTTTTTTTATTCTTACAACATGAGACAAGTATTGGGTCCTCCTATGAAAAACAGCATTTGCTTTTATAGCAAGATGTCAAACGGATTCAGTGGATGGTTAAACCGAGAGGATGTCATTTATTTGATGGATTATATTTTGACCTACGATTCAATTTCAGTACAAGAATGGCCCAATCTACAGAAAGAGGGGATAGAATGGTATGGACTGCGATTGAAAGCCACCAAAGAAATCCAGACCAAACAACTTCTCTATTTGGATGGAAAAAAAAGAATGATTCCGGTCACTGAATACAAAGACGCAGATACGGTCTATCATTTTAAAGACAAAGAGCTTCGTGATTCGGTCAAGGACTATTGGAATAAAATTGACCCCATTGGATAAGTTTTTTATTGGATAAACGTTCAGAAAAGAATGGAACTTTTACCCGAGATTTGGTGCCTCATGGTCCCGTACCTTACCTTGGAACAGTTGAATCTGTTTCGCCTTTTGTCTCGTGAGCTTTGCGAATACACAAAAGGTTATGAAGGAGGTCCGGATGAATTTGCGTGTCCTTATTTCTTGAAACTCTGTTTTCGTTGTTATCCAAACATCAAGCGGTTAAATACAGAATATTGTTTTGTACAATGCAAAGATTTCCATTCTTTCGCAAAATTAGAGGAACTCTACATTCAAATCAGATACCTTGTACGTGATACTATCTTTAAACCATGCGTTCAACTCAAAAAATTACACCTTTCTTCGGAGGATTTCTATCAAGATAACTTGGACGCTATGTTCCAGTATTTACCACAGTTGACGCATTTATCATTGTCTAATGTTCGTAAAGTCACGGATGTGGCTTTGTACTTTCTTGACCAACTAGAGGCATTGAGTCTTTCAGGACAATCTTCCATTACCTCTTTTGGAATAGTCAAATTGAAGCATTTGAAAAAACTATCGTTGGATACATACCGTGGACAGAATCAGATTCAAGACCATGCATTTGAAGGGTTGTCTATAGAAGAACTTGTTTTATATAATCAGGATTTCATTACTGATCGAGGGATTTGTCATTTGAAACAACTGAAAAAAGTGGTTTGTCTAAAAGTCCCCCTTGTACAAGGAGAAGGATGGGATGCTTTGAAAAAGTTGGAAACCATTGGATTTGGAAGCACGACCCTGAATCAAGTGACTCATTTTAAAATGGCGAAAACACTGTTCTTTCATGAATGTAGAATCCTTGGTCCATGGAGAGGTCTTTGGACCAAACTAGAGCAACTCCGTGTTCACAATACAACGTTTGAATACCCCGACTCTATCAAGACCCTCTTGTGTCCACGTCTACGAAAAATCAGAATGATACGTTGTCGTCAGATGATGGATTACGAAAACCTTCTTTGCAAGACCTTTGGAAAAAAACTCAGTATTCGGCCATAATTATTTGACAAAATAACCGGGTCCCTTATAGGGTTCGTACGGATGAATCGTGGGCTCTTCGTCGGACAATTCTGAAATGTCAGAGAGCTCCGTATATTCAACTGTACCCGATTCTATCGGGGTCTGAATCGGAGTATCTTTTAAAGAGAGTAATGTTTTTCCATATTCCACCTGTATGATGGCTTCTTTAAATTCCTCAAAATAATCAAAAATCACTTGACCCATCTCCCCTGGAGTAAATTCCAAGTCTTTCAATGCCTGCATGCGTTCTTCACGGGTAGACTTGGTTAAAAACGACTGAAAGAGTTGAGTCATTTGACTAGAAGGTACGCTGCTTTTTTTCAGTTCCAACGTATCCAACACTTTTGGATAATCCTCAAAATGTTCAAACAAAAGTTTTCCCATTTCCGCGGGCGAAATCTGATACTCTTCTAGCCCAAGGATTCGTTTCTTCTCCGAAGGAGACAACGTAAGGTCGTAGAAAAACTCCATCATTTCTATGAGTGTACTATTCAAACACTTCTTGAAATTTGCAATCACGTCTATACGTCCAGGTCGTATGAGGGCATGGTCCAATTGGTCCATGTAGTTACTCGTCATAATCACGATTCGTCCGGGAATTTCCAAGACCCCGTCTAAAATATTCAGCAAAAAAGAGAGGTCCAGTTTTTCGGGAATGAGAGACCCAGAAATATCGCGTTTTGCCCGTTCGTTTACCAAATCTCCCTGACAGTCAATGTCCTCCAACACATAAATCCGCTGGTCTAAAGGAATACTGTATTTTTCGGTTTGTCCAGAGGTGGTATTCAAGACATGAATCACTTCATTGAAAAACAAGTTCTCAAATTGGGTTTTGGAAATATCATTGTTCAGATTCACGTTGATGATGTGACGACTCGTTTCGTTGGCCAAACACTTGATACTGGACGTTTTCCCTGCACCCGCTTGTCCCGACAACAAAAGACCCAACGTATACGGAATGCCTTTTTCATCGTACCAGCCCTTGTTTTTGATGAAAAATTCCACGCGTTTTTTGATGGATTCCATCTCCGGTCCAAACAAGTTGGAAAACTTACGGTTGGTCTGAAACTTTTTCATGGTAAACACGCAGTTGGCCGGTAGCTTGGAATAATCTTTGATGCCTGTCGTGGTCGGTGGCAACACCATGGGATGTTGATTAAAATAATACACATGGTCGCCCAATTTGTTCTTCAATTTGATTTCATATTCGTGAGACAACTTGCTCAAGAATTGGCGGAGTTGATGAGTGTTTTTACTATACGAAAACAATTCAACTTCTTGTTCTACCTCTCCTTTCTCATCATCCTTTTGGTCTTTCAACAAGACAAACATGCCTTCGGCAATGTCAATGACTTCGGTCTGGTTCAAGATGAAATTTTGTTTCTTGTAACTAATGTGTTTGGTGTTTTGATGATGCGTGATATAATCCAACAAGGCTTGTCCGTAGATGTTTTCGTGGTCGGATATCTTCAGGAGAAAGGTAATGGACGAGGTTTTGGTATTCTCGGTAGGTATCGGTAACAAGGGAACGATAGGTTTGGTATAACACTCTTTGACACGGCGAACCAAGAAAGGAAACGCAGTCTTGAACAAAAAATCAAGAAGGGCCGTCACCAGAAACAAGTAGGCCATACTCATCATGCTGTGGTCTGCAGCATTGGCGGATTTCATCATGGTAAGGGTCATGAAATGCGATTTCAACAACTCTACGCTGCTTTGGCTATTCATGTATAATTAAAGTAGAGACAGACCTTTAATCTAGTTTCATTATTTTAATGTATCAATGAAATAGGTTTTAAGAAATCATGCTATTCTTTAACATGTCTTCTAGTCTGGTTCTGACAAAACAGTTGGACAAAGAATCGTACGAATTGAAAAAATATTTGAGTGATTTTTTGGACGAAAAAGTGAAAGGATTCTCGGACACCCTGAAAGACAAAATTGGACATTTCGTCAATGGTCGTATGTTGTCTTTTTACAATCGGCCGCCCCATGACGCCACATTGTTTGACGAGATTGGCGAGAGTATTTTAAAAGGAGTAGAGGGGACCTTTAAGCAAAGGAACTGGACACACCTTCTTCAAGAATATCATGTGTGTTTGTCTCAAAAGAATAGACGATGTTTTCATATACAAACCCCAGATTCTAGTTATTTCTTTTTTGAACAATGTATTGTCGTGACGGGTACTCAATATGTCTATCCCTGCTCTGACGATTTGAGACAACGTTTTAGCGTGTTTCCGCATACACTCCATCCAGATGTCTTACGCGTCATCAAACATTTTCAATTGTCTCCAGGCAATTTGGAACAAGGACTCGGCCTGTATCGTACGCATCCCGAATTCTTTCATTCCAATTCCACCGACTTTGAAGAGGTTTGTGCCAAAGAATATCAATCTATTTATGAAACGAAGAAAAAACTAGACAAAATATTGGAAGAACGAGGTACGCTAGAAGAAGAACGTAAGAAACTGGCCGAAGAACGTAGGAAACTGGCCGAAGAAAAGAAGCAATGGCTTTTGGTGAAACAAAAAATAACACGGATGCATCTGGACCTGGCCAAAGAACGCACGTTGTTTGAAAAGTTCCGGCGCGAAGAAGTGGATCTAGATGAGTTTTTGGAAGAAGTGGATTAAAATTGATTTCATGATATACTAATTCTATGTATATCATAAATGTCAAAGCCCGTGTTAAAGTGGGTCGGCGGAAAAACACAAATCTTGGACAAATTAATGGTGCATTTTCCGAAAGAAATGCAGGATTATCGCGAAATCTTTTTGGGTGGAGGAAGCGTGTTGTTCGCCTTTTTGAACCAGGTCAAACAGGAACAAATTCATGCCTTGAAAGGGCGATTCTTGATGAGTAACGCGGACGTGCCGTTGATAAGAGAACAGTTCCCCCCTGAAAAATACATGGTCAAGACCCTCTTGTGTAAACGGGCTATTCATTCAAAAAATCCAGAGACTAAGGCAAAAGAAGTTTTAGTTTATCTTTAAAAAATTGGCCGATGTGTTTCAATGTTGCATAGTCTTTTAAACGAGCCGAAATCGTGACCAGGACGGCATCGTTATTTAAATTATTTTTTTGTTCCTCTCGTATCTTTTTTATTTGGTCATTTTCTAAATAAGTTTTGGTCATTTTCTTTATAAAACCTCTGATAGAATATTCCATCTCTTCCATCTCTTTCATATCTTTTGGAATCTGTATCGTTTCGCCTTCAAGATAAGCTTGTAGTTTGTCTTTAAAGGGTGTATCTATAAAGTTTTCTTGAGATTCTCTCAATTGAGGTAGAATCAATGAAAACACGGGAAGAATTTCCTTGTATGGAATGGGAAGACCTTTGACTTGCAGATAATGATACACGCACATACCACAAATTAAGATTTCTCCTTTTAAATAATCTTCTTGGTACTCTTTTGGAATATAATAAATATCTTCACACCCCGTATCTATCACGACATATGCCTCTCCTCTTTTTCCAAGATTCATAGGCTTGATATCAATATAACAAAGGCCTTGTTTCATCAAATTCACTAACAATTGAATGGCTTTTTTCAAATAAGTGTTTTTTATTTCGTCGACAGGTGGAGGACAATATTCTTTTAACCAAATATATTTCAATCGTTTGTCAGACGTTTCATTTTTTTTTAATCCGTCAATGACATTCAGTTCTTCTTCACCACCCTTGAAAAAAGATACTTCCGGAAAAAACTGGGGAAAGAGTGCGTTTAATTTGTTTGAAAAGGCAAATTCACGGAGTTGAGTAAGATACGGGGTGTGAAGATGTTTGGTCTGTTCTTGTGTGCTATTGATGACCACGTCTCTTGAACCGGGTACTTTCCAAATGGTCTTAGATGCACCCGACACGGTATTGGTAGGCAGAGAAAGAGTGACACGCCTAAGTCCTCTTTCCAGAGGACTTTTACGAGTACCTCCTTTATATTTTCTTGTTTTTCGTTTTTTTTGTGTTTTTCGTATCATATATACTTATCCTTTAAAAACTTTCAATATACTATGGAATGGCGTCCCATGAAACCCTCGGATATTCCCTTTGTCTACCAAATTGCGTGTCACCTGCATCCAGACTTCTACGAGGATATCTCTATTTTTTACGAACGACTTGAGTTGTGTCCGGAAGGATGTTTTGTGCTGGAAGAGGTCACCATCGGTGGCTACGCCCTAAGCCATCCTTTTACACGAGAGTCGCCTCCGCTCAATACTTTGCTACACAAGCTTCCTGAATCTACTTGCTGGTACATTCACGACGTGGCCCTGTTGCCATCGTTTCGCGGAAACGGCGCGACTTCTGCAGTCGTTTCAAAAATGGAAGAACTTGCCCGAAGTCACGGCCTGCAGGAAATGACGCTAACGTCGGTGAATAATTCACATACGTTTTGGAATCGTCTTGGATTTAGCGTGGACCCGTCTGTTTCGTGTTCTACGTATGGCGCGTCTTTGTTTATGGCTAAAAGGGCTGAGTATTTGGTTCTTGAACCGGAATTTCCATACCGTCTCGTTCTTCTGCAGATTGTCCAAAAAATGTTGTAATATTTTTAATATGTTTATTCCGCCTTTCAATTTTTCTCTCAGCACTTTCTAATTCTGTTTGCCTTTCTAATTCTCTTTGCGCATTTTGAAAACCCTCATTTGCATTTTGAAAACCCTCAGTTCCATTTTGAAAACCCTCATTTGCATTTTGAAAACCCTCATTTGCAGAACCCTGAGTTGCAGAACCATATTCAGAAGCAGTTCCATTTTGAGAACCATATTCAGAAGCAGTTCCATTTTGAGAACCATGAGTTGCAGAACCATATTCAGAAGGCCAATTTTCAGGAGCTTCAAAAATACGAGGGTCAACTAATTCCAACATCGTCCTAGCAGCCAATACATTTTTTATGCGGGGGGGACGGGACTTTGATGGGTCAGGGTCAATTTTTTCTCCGTCAAGAGAATAAAATTTTACTGGAATATAAGATGCAGCAAATCTAGGACTTTTAGATTTGGTTATAGATAATACATATCTAAGAATATCTTGGTGTGAACCCCCTTCTTTTTCTTTTTTATAAAAAGTTACTATATCGTTATATTCATCAGGACAGCGCGAAAGGATTTGTTGTAAGTAAGGAACATCAAATACATAAATATGGTTATCAAATAATTGTTTTAAACATAATTGAACCGCATTCTTCGCATCGGGTTCACCACGCTGGAAGTCTTCTATCCTTGCACGCAATGCTGCAATATATCCTAAGTTATAATAATCAGGGTCGTTTCTCGCCGGCAATCCGATTCTCATACCATGCAATGTGGATTTTGCACCCGATTCGCGTTGGACGGTTCTCAGGTCGTTACTAAAGTCTTGTTCCATTGCTCTAGTTGTTGCCTTTGATACAGCCTGCGCTCTTTCGTCGCTTTCAATCCGCCGAGTTTCAGCTTCAGTTTCCTGATGAATTTTCTCAAATTCTTCCTTAATAAATTCTTCCATAGTAATGTCATTACTCCATGGACGTGATTTTTTATATTCCTCACTACGAGAAAATAAATATGCTAATCTTGCAGCATTACGTGATTGAATGCCTTCATCAATTGGTTCTTCAACAATTGGTACTTCATCATTTGATTCATGGTTGTTTGATTTTAGTTGAATAGTTAATTCAACCGCAGCGTCTTGCATTAAATCGTCAGGCATATGTAGAAACCTTAAAAGTGCTTCCTTAGAACTTAATTGCTTTTGTATTTGCGCGGGTGTTAAAAATCCCACTGATTGTGCAAACAATCCAGCATGGTCAGCACCAGGTGCACTTAGAGTAAGGAAAGATTTACCAGCTGCTCCATTGGGGCGTATTTCAAATTTTAAAAAATTAGCAGCAAATCGTTGCAAAAAATTAGCAGCATTTAAAACCATCGTTAGATATGCATGTTGTAAATTTCGTACAATATTACCAGCAGTTGAAGATGCTAATACTAGTTCATCAGACGGAGATAATGATGATGATAGAGGACGAAATGAAGAAGATGATAGACCAGCAGATGAAGATGGACCAGCAGATGATGATGATGATGATGAAGATGATAGACCAGCAGATGATAGACCAGCAGATGATAGACCAGCAGATGATAGACCAGCAGATGATAGACCAGCAGATGATAGACCAGCAGATGGAGATAGACCAGCAGATGGAGATGGAGATAATAATTGCGTCAAAAACCTTACATATGAATCATTCGTACAAATTTTATGATATAGTGACACCATACTGGTTAGGACTCTAAAATCCATTAGACGCATCAATTCTGTTTCGGTTCTAGTCATCATATTGTCCTGTCCCCCGCTATTCAAAGTTGCAATCGTGTATTCGCCAACATTATGCGATGAAAGTTTTGTACAATCTCCTAATATTGCTGATACTAGGTTTTCAGGATTTGGGTTTTGAATAAGCGCAAGAATTAGTTCACCCCCGCTTTGAATAACATGGATTATTATAGCAACGTTATTCATATGAGCAAGGACCCTATTTCCACCAGGCGCTTTTATTGCCACAACTGCACGAGAATCAGCAGCAGGAACAAAGGGATATCCTAAATCTGTAACCATAACTTTTTTTAAACTTTCTTGAACTGGAGGTTCCATCATATAATCCCATTTATTTGTACTATAAGCTGATTGCATCGCATCGCGAGGCCCTCCGATGCCTTTTTGTGAAAAAAACTGTTTAGCACTAGCTCTGTCATCTTCGGCAACGCTTATAAATGTAGTTTCCGCCCGCACTAGTCCAGCGGTTATTTCTGCTGCAAATGTTAATACCTGGCGAGGAATCCCTAAACTTGCAGTATCCGTAAATGTAGGATTACCTAATAAGAATTTTTTACATACTTCAATTCTTTTTTCAGCCCTAGCGGGTACCTTTTTTTGATTTCGTAAATTTGCAAAATCACCACTTAATAAGGGTTCTAATAAAGGAGCAGATCTCATTTTTGTGTAATCTTGCGGGTTATCTTCCTCCTCAGATTTTACAGGAACATTTTTTTTTATAGTTTTTTGAAGTTTTTGAACAGAGTTCATACCACCTTTTTTACGCTTATATGTTTTTTTACCTTTCGGGGAATCTTTCTTTACCGCATTTTTTGTAGCTTTTCTTTTTTTTAAACCAACACCACCTTTTTTTTTACGCCTATATGTTTTTCTACCCATTGTATATTATGGATATAATTTTGAATATAAGATATCTCATTTTGTAGAATACACAATAGTGTTTCTAGAAAATGTCTCGTGAATTATTTCCTAATTGACGTGCGGCTTCCATAGTAGTTATTAATTCTTGAAAATTTGTTATTAATTGTTTAGTTGCGTCATCATTTACACTTGTTGAAGTTGCTGTAGGAGCAGCCATATATAACATATTACACATTAACAGTTACGTTAATCTCGTAATAACCAAGTGGGCGGAGACAGGATTGAAACCACCAGCCACCGGCGTCGCCGTTAAAGCAATCGCCTCGCCCAACGGATTCCGTATACTCAGTATACTACTAGGCAACACCGTTTCCACGAGACAAATACCGACCAATTGACTTGTTCCCGTGGCCCGTCCCACCAGAAGGACCGGGTGGGCCGGGAGACCCCGTACGCCCTCTAGGTCCTCGCGACCCGGTACGTCCTCGTGAACCTCTTTCATAATTTTCGCAATACAAATTGTTATACATATAGAGTAATGCTCTACTTTTAAATGTTAAAAATATTTTAACGGAATATATACGGTCTATATAATGAAAAATACCACCAAAAAGAAACAAATGAAAAGGAAGGATGCTTACGTATACTTTCATAAATCCTCTATTGAACACAGGTTGCGTGAGGATTTAATTCATTTTAAGGGAGACGACGAGGATTTACGCAAAGAGAGTCGCACGTTATTCAAAGGACCTACTCTGGATTTGTTTCACGAGATGATAGACTCGTGTTTGGAAAAAATAAACGCAATCACTAAAGGAAAATCTTATTACGATACCATCCGTAAACTAGAAGAGGAGAAACAAAGACAATTGTGGATTTATAGAACGTATCTTTTTTACACGTTTCTTTGGTTCACAACCTATCTATTTACCCATCCGCTTATCTTTCCTGAAGTATTTCGTTTGGAATGGCGTGACTTGCGTAAAGAGTTGCCTCTTTTTAAAATGGGACTTTTTGGTTCCATCAAACCTACTTCCGACATTGATGTGGGAATTCAATACAATGGCCGTAACGTGTCCGAATTACATTACATTGTCCATTGTATAGAAGACTTGTTTCTTCTATATACAAAAAAATCTTCTTTAGACTTTGACATTGAATTGTATGCAGATTTACTCACGCTTTATCAAAAACCGTATGACCGTTTTTATTTAGATTCATTTACGTTTGGTCTAGCTGAATTTAACCAATTGCTTCCCTATGCATTCAACGGAATTCTACGGAATATTCTGTTGCGAAAACAAGCAGATGGTACCGTGATTACGTATGAACATTTTTACAAGAAACTACAAGAATACGACACTACTGTGTCACAATTTTGTACCATTCTATCCATTTCAAAAAAACAGTTCTACGGAAACTTGCGACCCCATTTTAACAAGTCCAAAGAAGAACTTAATATTTTTTTGTCTCTTTCGTATGACCGTCAACGAAAAGCTTATTATCAAAAAGTAAAACGAGCAGAAGAGTACAGGCGAGAGCACTATGACATTCTAGAATCTGAAAATGATGTACCCACTATAGTTGAAATGATAAGACTCATGGCAGAAGCCCTTACCTACCGTATGGAAAGTTATTTATGTACACCCACTATCATACACATCGTAAGAGTCTTACAAGCAAGTAAAGATATCAATTACTCACGAAAAACTGAAGACATTTACTGTAAAAACATACCTATTCACGAAGACCCTTTCTGTTCTATTGGTTTGGTAGGATTCATGATTAGTCTATTTGAACAAATCGGGTACTTGTTACGATTTCATGATGTTCCTGACAAAATCAAAAAATACAGGATTCGTGTAGAGGATGCAACGCATCACATCCACAAAATATATAATCATCGTAGTCTATAATGTTAACGTATGATGATTTTGCTGCATTGGGTGAACATTTATATAAGCTTTCCCAAAGGACCTACAGTAGAATGGCGGTCTTTATAGACCAGGTCCGAAAACTTCGTTAGAATCTAATATATAGATAATATATTAGATGAAAAAAAAGAATAAGAGTAAGAATGATAATTATAAATTCTTTATCTTAATCGTGATGGTTTTATTGCATTATTGTTTTATCAATGGACTAGAAAAAATGTTGTTTTCTATTTATTCTAATTCCAAACTGATTAGAAGACCCTATGATTGTGAAATGCATAATCCACCTGTAAAATGTATCGGTATGCCTTCCGGACATGTAGAAATAGCAACGATTATAGGATGCACTCTTTATTCCTGGAAGTTTATGTCTCTTCCTATTTTGATTTTTTTAATCGTAGGAACTTGTCTCCAACGTGTTCTTTATCGTAGACATACATTTTTACAAACAATCGTAGGTTTCCTGTTTGGACTTTTTTATTCGTATGTATACTTGTCTATAAAAGCAGAATATTTTAAGATTCTGTTAACTCTATTCTTTCTATTTCTATACACAAACCTTTTGGCTTTCATAGTAGAAAGACTATTGAGAGAAAAAGTGCCCGATTGGGTAGATAAAATCATGCAGACTAGCATAGAAAAAAAGAAAAATGTGCCTTATTATTTAAAACTATTGTCTGTACTCATTCCATCTTTTCAACAAGATAGATATTTATTTATGAGTTGGAAAGATTTGGAAATGTATTTGGATAAGATGATAGAGAACATCAAAAAAACAGGTATAAAGTTTGATGCAGTCGTGGGTATCAAAACAGGCGGGGCTATCCTTTCCGATTATGTTTCCAATAAATTACAGCTTCCAAACTATAAAATAAAAGTGTCTAGAAAGAAATATCATTGTAAAAAAACTTCCGATGATATGGTTAAAAATTATATAGAATTATACGTCATTAAAAATGATACAGAAGAATTATTGATTTGTGAAGGAATTCAAGAAGACATGACAGGAAAGAATGTAATCTTGATAGATGAAAATGTTGCTTCCGGAAAAACGATGAATGCCTCTATTGATTATTTAATCAGTAAACACGTGAATACAGTGTATCCCACTACGGTCATTTCACAATTCATTATGAAGATGCATCCTATATTTAAAGTAAGTTCTGTCTATTCCGCAAAACATCAAAATCCAGTATGGCCTTGGGGATACGATAAC